ATGGCTAATCTATTTATCACAATCGTACCAACTAAAGTTTTGGCAAACGGCCAACATAAAATAAGAATTGCTGTATCTCACAACTGGGACACACGTTACATCCCGACCAGTATAGTTATAGACTCACTCAATGAGTTCAAAAATGGCAAAATTGTAAAGCGTTCAGATAAAGAGCTACTAAATGCAAAACTTAAAAGAATCTATGATACTTATTACGAACGTTGTGAAAGTATAGAATACGCAGATTCACTTACCTGTACACAGTTAGTCAAAATAATAACCAGTCCAATTAACGGTGAACAACACCGCAAATTTGAGGATATAGTTGAAGAATTCCTCTCACAGATAGATGAGGATGATAGAGAAAAAACGCATAAGCTATACAAGTTGGCCGCTAAACATTTTATTCGGTTTACCGGTCCAGGTGCACTAATAGAGCACATAACACCAATCCGAATTAATAACTATCTAACGCATTTAAGAAAAAGCAAGCTCTCACCTACCTCAATCAAAATCTATATTACACTATTGAAAGTAATAATAAACTATGCAATCAAGATGAGATACGTAGAATATAAGGTAGATCCATTTGTCACAGCTTCCATTCCTTCAGCAAAGAAAAGAGACACGTATATCACAGTTGAACAGCTAAAGATTATCAGAGATATGGTGCCTAACCAATATAACGTATCAGTAGTACGCGACATCTTCATGCTTACTTATTATCTGGCCGGAATGAACTTAGTTGATATGCTGGCTTATGACTTCCGGACAAATATTGTAGATTACATCAGAATCAAGACAAGGAACACCAAAGATGGTGACCGGTTGACTTCGTTTGCGATTCCTGATGAAGCAAAACCTCTCATCAAGAAATATATGAATAAGAATACTGGAAAGCTCGTATTTGGGAAGTATAAAACCTATGTATCCTGTTATAATACACTCACCCGGAAAATGAAAGTTCTGAAAACAGTAGCAGGCGTTACTCACAATTTAACATTATATTCAGCTCGCAAATCATTCGTTCAACATGGATACGATCTTGGAATACCTCTTAGCACCCTCGAATACTGTATCGGTCAGTCAATGAAAGAAGATCGTCCAATCTTCAATTATGTATCAATCATGAAAAAGCATGCTGATAAAGCGATACGCGAGATACTTGATAATCTGAAATAAAATAGTAACTTTGCAACATCAAGATAATACGGACATAATTCGGATTATTTTGGTTTGACTTGGTGAGGGGGTGGTTCCCCTCACTTTTTTTATATCCTCATCGAACTTTTTCAATCATCAATAGTAATACCCTATGTAATCCCTCTGGAAATCTGTTGATTTGTGTGCTGTTGATTGGAGGGTATACAAACAAAGGCAACTTATTGAGTTGCCTTTGTTACTTTATGTAATCTATCTAATGTATCATGACACTGTTCTTCACTATAATCAACCTCACCTAAATCTAGATCATCTACTGTATATTTGGGAGTAGAGTGTTTCCATTTGGTACGAGCAAATAACTGTGTTTTACAAACATCAAACCATTTTCCAGAAGATTGCAAATTCTCAAAAAAAGAATATGTATCCAACCAAATAAGATAATCCTTTTTTTGAGATTTATAATGCCACCATATTACATTAAAAAAAGAAACGAATAATTCATCATCGCTCATTTCAGCCTGAATCATATCAATATATCTTTTTTTATCAGCAGGCGAAATAATCCTATCAGAGTGAACATACTTAATAATATGATAAATATGTCTGAAATAATGTAAGCAAGCTTTCTTTGATGATATATGGTAACTAAAATAGTTTGCAAACAACTCTTCAGCCTCCTCTTTAGTAAACTTATATTCAAATGAAGTTTGAAAATGAGCTGTTATATCGGCTCTTAATTTAAGAAACAAATTATACCCATCAATATCACGATATATTTCCCTTTGTCGACTCAGCATTTCAAAGAATATTGATTCAAATTGATTTCTATAATTCATTTCAGACTGTTTACTATATGTATAATAAATAAGGACGACAGATATAAGACTAAGTGTTCCACCTATATATCCCCCAAAGTTTCCCCAATCAGAAATGTTTTCAGATATATTTGAATTATGAAAATTTGCCACAAAAGCCCCAATCGTTCCTAAAATAGCTAATGCTATAATAAAAATCACAATATTCTTATTTTTCATACCTAGTCTTTTTAATAATACAAATATATAGTTAATTTCAAAAAGAACAACAGAGTCTAAACATTTTCTATAATATTACCACTGAAACAAATTATAACTTATACCTACCCCAATATATCCTCCCATTGGATAGCCATAACCAACTTGTAAACCAACTCCCCACCGCTTCAATTTTAGTGGAGTTCGAATCTTTATTTCTCTAATCCGAGCGTTTACATTAATGCTATCCAACCTAACGGCATATCCCGATATCCACAAATGGTATAGACTATCTTTATACTCCTTACTAGTAATAGGTATTTCAACTTCTATTGAATCAGAGAAACATGTATCTTTATTATATTCGCAAGTATCTTTCTTAGCTGGTAATTTAACTACTTCATATCGAATTACGATACTATCTTTTGGAACTGGATAGTAAAAAGTAATTGTATCAATGTATTCAATAGTATCACGTGTAACAGCAGAAGAAAGGTTATATTTGCGATTCCATAAACATAGAACCGCAAATATAAGTAATACAATTAAAGCCCATGGTAACCACTTCATAAACCTAAATATTTAATGATTCCTTTTACATGAATCTGTGTAACAGTTTCTTTTCCCTCCCGAGACAAAAGGTATTCAACATCCTCTTTATTGTCCTGAAAGAAGTTTTCTGTCAGCACAGCAGGGCAATTTGTATCCCGGCACATGGCGAGGTTCTGCTGCCAATACATCAGGTTTGGTGTTTCTCTTCGGATAGTGACTCGTTGCGCCCCGGCAGCTTCACCCAAACACGTAGCCAGTCTCTTGCTATTGCTTGAAGCGTTATTAGAGACAAATACACTCCACCCCCTTGCATTCATCCAGCTTGTACCGGAACCGGCAGCATTACAATGGATAGATATGAGAATAGCTTTCTTTCCAGTATCCTTATAAATAGCATTAGCTCGTCGGCAGCGCTCTGATAAAGGCACATCTGTGTATTCTTTCACGATACGTTCAGCATCAATGCCTAGCTTTCGTAAACCGGCTACCACCAAATCGGCGATTTCCCTTGAATATGCCCACTCTCTTAATCTTCCATCCGGAGAACGTTTGCCCAGTGTGTTTTCACCATGACCGTTGTCAATTAGTACTTTCATTTTTTTCCTCCTTTTCTAATTCATTCTCAATCCTGTCAATAATCCCTTGCACATGTGCAGGTGTAGCCCGCTTAAATTCAAAGCGTATCACATGATAGATGATACGGAATCCTTTGTTTTTAGGATAAGCAATAATCAAGTTTTTGAACGCATTCTGAAGATAAACATAAGAGAATACATACGTAATAGTCTTAATAACTAACAATGAGTTCTCACCATCTCCTATCAAGGTCATAAAGGAGAAAACCACCTCAATGATTATAAGATAGAGAACAAGCTCGACCAAGGCATTTTTAAACTTACCCCATTTGAAGTTCTTACAACGTATAATCGAAACACCATCAGCCCTCATTCCACACCAAATATTAAACCCAAACATTATAACTAATGCTATAAGGAAACCCTTAGTCGGTGTTAAATAAGCAAGAAGAGAGCTGAACATCGAAACGAAAATAATTCGTATCTGGTCTACATTAAATAGCTCATATAACCATTTCATAATATTAATCATAAAGTTAAAGCTATCAATATTGAAAACACAGTAATCAGCCCTGGCAATAAGACAGTAGCTAATGCGTCAAGCCAGTCAAAGACAAATCCACACTTCTTCTGAATGTACTCAACAATTATCGCAGCAATGGCAGTTGTCGTAAAAGAGACAATAGCAGATTTGCAGAAACCAATGTTTAATAGAAAAAAACAGAAGGCAAGCATCACAACAAAGACGAACACTCCAGCTTTTACATGCGCTGGCCGGTTAGACTGTAAAATCCAATCATACAATACTTTTATACCCATACTCGTAGCGTTTAATTATTAATAAAATATTCTGTATGAGACAAATGTATTGAGTATAGTAACCGGTTTGCCAAAAGTGAAAAATCTTGGAAAGTCATTTCCTTTTAATAAGCTATTTATTAACGACTTACAAAACGGACTAATTTTATAGGAAATAAAAAAGGTAGTCGAAAACCGACTACCTTAAATCTATCTATTAAGAAGAGACTTATTGATATAAACTTAGATCAACAGCGTCTTTCTTTTCCCAACCGACAGCCAGTGTCTGCTGCACAAATGCCATAGCCTTAGTATAGAAATCCGTAAGCTCATCCAGTGTTTTAAACTCATGATAAACCGGCTCATTATCTGTACCAAATTTAAATCTTACCGGTAAAGTTGTCCCGCCAGTCTGAACGGCAAGATCATAGGCTGATTTATAATTGAACTGGTTTTCCTGTGATAACCATACAGGTATGCCATTATAGGTAAATCCTGACATGATCTCGTTATTTATCTCCTGATTATACCAGTTAATAACCATAACCTTTACCTCCTCACTGGTAGGCTTATAAGAGAACTCCTCTTCCATATAGGAAGCATTTCCCTCTTGCTCACTTGGCTGTACATCCCAACGTACACGCCACTTATTTTTCACCGGATTTACACACTCCAAGAGTGATACACCAGCACTTCCTTCTACTCGTTTCATTAGCTAAATACATATTTGGTTCGCCCTTTACCGAACGTCTCCGTCTTAATCGTTGTTTCAAACGGAAAACCATCCGGCATACTTGAAATTTGTTGGAGGATATTTTTCATTTCCTCCGAATTGGTGAAGAACTTCTTCATTTCACCATTTTGCTCAATTGAGACAATACAACGGTCTTCTCCCTGCTCTGTTTTAATGCCCATTTCATAATCTTTCACTATGATAGGGAGATTTACCAATTCTCTTATGGAAACAACTGTGCCCGGAAAACGCTTCTTCCCGTCTTCCGGCTTGTAAGTGACGTTTAAATCTTTGAAACTTTTCATTTTTATGCCTGTTAATTTATAAAATAGATTCTTGCAATCGGCATGCTTTACCAAGCCATAAAAAGAGGCAATGAGTTCTTTACGACGTCTACGGCTTTTCACTTTATGAAGCCTACGAGCAAAGTTCTGTTTGTTCCTTTTGCGTACACGGGTATGATCCGGATAAATAACGAAGCCTAAGAAATCAATACCTTGCTTGGTTGGAAATACACGTTCAATATTTTTAATCACAAGATTTATCTTAGCCACCTGCAGACACACAATATTACGCATCTTCCAAAGAACTTTTTTGCTCCCATTCAAAACACGCCCGTCGTCACAATACCGGAAATAGTGCTTCACGCCTTCCCGGTCCTTCAGGACATGGTCGATAAAAATGGATAACAGAAGATTACCAAGCCCCTGCGAACTTCTTAATCCTATGCTTATTCCCTTTTGCATCACGTCCACGAATCCGGAAAGTAGCTGAATGAGCTTATTGTCCTTAAACACCTTATTAACACAGTATTTCATAAAATCATGATCAACATTCTCATAAAATTTACGAATATCAAAAGTGTAACAGAACTCTGTTCCTTGTGCATCATTCCCTATCGAATCACGTACATAACATAATAGATCGTGTGTACCACGTCCTTTTATAGATGCAGATGTAGTCCGGATAAAACGACCTCGCAAATGTTCATCTACAACTTTCATAATTGCATGCACAGCAACCCGTTCTTTCAAAGAAAAAATTTGGATGCGACGTAGTTTACCACCTTCAAAGACCTCCTTTTCAAAAAAATTACTAACTTTAAAACTGCCATTACGAATTCTTTCTGTCAATTCGTCAATGACTTCTTTTTTATGCGCAATAAGAGTTCTCCCTGAACGGCTGCGTTTACGTTTCCGCCCTCGCAACACTGTCCAGAAAGACTCTTCCATATTTTCAGGAGTTATTATCTCCTCAATGATATTGCCTTCTCTACGCATAATTTTTGCCTTCAACTTTCTGGGCCCAACTTCTTCGAGAATCCCAATAAAGGGAAACCTACCAAACTCTACCCAACGATGTATGTTTCAGTTTTCCAGTCTTACGACTGCTGTTACTGAGGCTCATCCCCCTCGGCTCAATGATGAGTAACTCGTACTCCTTATCGTACGCCGATTAATTTCTTCAGGCACTAACGTCCAAATTCGTTTAAATTGTTTCCGAGCCGGGAACCGTTGTTCGCAGACGCATTCGATGAATCGTTACCGCAATTCGCATACGAGACACCGCCGTTCGGGTTCGCGTTGTTGTTCGACCGAAAGACCACACGAGAGGCTGCCGACGACGGGGTAAACTCGTCACAATAATAAGTCGTACTACTGCCAGCTTGTGAGAAAGCACCAATTATATCACAGTATTTTTGATGAACCATACCGGTTGCAAAACCACCCGTTACACCGGAACGGACTTTACGTACCGTACCATCAGGCATCTCAATATTTAACTTATACTGCTCTTGTGCATTAGTGTTCGGCAAAGTAACTTTATCAAGCCATTCATATTTATTACCCCACCAATTCTCATAACCCAAACAGTTACTAGAGGGAGTACGGGTATAGACAATTCTGCCATCGGCATCCTTTGAGATATACCAGGAATATTCAGTCTTATGTACACCGTCAGAATCATAACTCACTGTATCCTGCATACCGATAACAGCCGTATTTCCGATAACACGGGAAATTGTACTCTGACCATAGCCACACTGATCCTGTGCATCACGACGGCCATACGCAGCATAGAATAGGTTAGCTACGTCTTTGTGCATCTCCCAATCTACGAGCTGCAAACCACGTTGTTCGGCATAGTAATGAAAATCGGATTGTGACATACTACCAACACTTATGGAAGTATTGAAAGCTGAATAAAGGGAATTACCGATAGAGATTGCTTCACCGACACCTGTCAAACAGGGCACATGTTCCACCCAATCAGGTTCCATGTCCTCAACCTTATCACTGTTAAACCAGGTCAAACTCCGCATTGTTGAAGATCGTGAAATAAAGGAAAGCAGCTCCTTCCGGAACATCAGCGATAAGATACATGCCTTCAGCAAACTTATTGTTGAGACTCGGAACGGTCAAATCCTTCAGCACATTACCGGAAGCGTCAACAAAGATACTACCAATAAGGCCGGTTCCTAACGTGGTCGGGAAACGGACACGTTTGTGTTTAGAAACGTCCACACCGCAAACGCTATAATTCGTATCCGAAGAATAGCTGTCCGTCAAGGTAGCACGACCGATCAGAATCTTAGATTTCTCTTTATAAAGACCGGATTCCCGGATATTGGAAAGATAGACTTTATCACATACAGGTACATCCGGCATTTCGGCATTGGAACTGAAACAAGTGTACTTCTTGTTGTTAAGGTAGTCATTGATACCCTTATACCAATAATGCGGCTCATACACCCAAATATCACCCTCTGTACTATCCAATTTGGCAGGGGTAGCACCGGATATCTTCTCTGAATCGGCATAATAATTGGAGTTCTCATCGTGTAGATTACAGATCACCATTTTACCTTTCTTGGTCTGCTTGCCTAAAACACGATGACGTTTAGCCAGGATCTTAGTAATATGTCCGTTGGCTACATAGCTGTTACCGTATTTATAGCCGGTCAGATTGTCGAGGTTGCTGATATTAGCATCATCGGCAACAGTGTCATCAAACTCAATCATCGTATATTTAGGCTGAATGATGGTCAGCTCCGGGAAATGAGCAACGGCAGCCGAATATTCATCGTCAGTCATGGAACGAGTTAAACGGTAAGTACCCACCAGACGACAAGAAGAAACGTTACCGCCATTTTCATCAACACCGCCCATTTCCATTAGGTTACGAAGTAGCGTTCCGTCTCCTTCCATGTCAATGCCGGTTATACGAAGGTATCTGACAGATGCACACGCTGCGAGTAATCTTTGCCAATCAATCAATGTACAACTATCTACAACCAAACGGTTTATGTTGGAAGTTCCTTCTAAGGTCAGATTATCGTTAGACAGCTTATTCAGATACCGCAATTCAAGCGTCTGAAGGGTAGCAGGAAGGACAGCAACAGACAAGGGAGAACCAGGCGCAAAAGATACTCCGGTCAATGCAGACTTACCGGCACGGAAAGATTCAAGCTTAGAGTTAGAGGACAAATCCATTGAGGTGAAATTTTCACTCTGTAAGCCCGTTAGATTCAGATCACGAAGATTTCTGCATTTGTCAACCAACAATGCGTTCATCGTTTTCTGTGTAGCGGCACAACTAATATTAAGTGCTCGTAATGCAGCACAGTTGCTTAGATTCAGAGTGCCGACAATCGCATGACTGACATTAGTCAGATCAAGACCAAGCATACGTGATGCACCGTAGAAGTATTGCGGGTCATTGACGATTAAATCAGTGTCAAGTGTTAACTCAACAACACTGCCGGCATCTTCAGCCAAAACGCCCGACTGCTTCGGATCACCGCTAGTATAACCATAACCAAAGTAATATCTTTCGCTGGAAGTGATCTTAACCTTACGTTTATCGGTAGAGAACTTGTAACCGAAATATACCGGGAACGAATCCTGTCGGTATGTACCGGCAAGGTATTGGGAGTCTAGCAAAGCAAAACGGTTTTGGATGGTGAAAGTACGGTGAGCATAACGGCTACCTTGCAGGGCATACAGATAGTCATAGTATTTTGTACCCTCCGAAGTGGTCACACCCTCTGTCAAAGGTTTGATGTATTTATATTCACCATCCTTGTTATAGATGCGTTCACACCAGTTACCCATCATTTGAACATTGAACATATCCAGGACATCTTCCGTGCTCATATTGCTACGAAGCGTTCCGGCAACCTCACGAAGCTTCTCCGGGCAACCGCGAACTAAGTCCCACAAAACACTGTCGTGACCGGCAAAAGCATAACTACCGATACTATCGTCAAAAGATTCGTGTGTGATGGTGTAATCGTACTTCAAAACTGAATCGTTACGGCCGCCCAATATGGTATCAAGGTCATAAGGAAGAAAATACCAATGAATACCGTCCCAGGTACAAAGCATCATATTCTTTGCCCGGTTATCGACGGCCATCAGGTAGTCTGTTATCAGATACCAGGCAAACGGGCTGTCATTGCCGAAATAGTCTTTATACTCATTCAGGAACTTGACATGATTACCCTTGCAACTGTATATCCATGACCATAGTCTTTGTACGGCGGCCTTATCCTCTGTGTCAGCGTCGCCCCACGTCTTGTCTGCTTTAAAACGGAATTCAAGACCTTCAGCAAACTGTTCCTCGGTAATATTGGCAGTACCGAACAGACACAACGGATGAGAGTTATTCAAGAACTCAATGCAGACACATTTATTACGCTGACCGTTCAGGGCTTCCGCATCATTAAAGCCCGCTATGCCCTCAAAACCATAAACGTTGTGGGATTCACTCTTTTCATTATTGAAATTGTATTTACCAAGGTAGATGTTCACACCGGAATCATCATTATCGTAGAAACAATCAATAGGATCACCATCGACACCGATACGGACGGAAGAATCAACCATTTGCGGTGGAGTCAGCCAACCACATTTCTTCCACACGTCATTGATCAGACGAACAGCACCGGTATTATGGGTACTTGATGAGTCGCTGAAGTCCGCTTTCAGGCAGAAGATCCCCACACGTTTTGCACCCGGTTTGAATGAATACATCAAGTCCGGAACATCTACGCCGCCAACCTCAAGGGTAGTACCGTATTTTTCAGAACGGAAGAAGTAGATACGATAGTTCTTGCGGGGATAAGTGGTGGAAGAAGTTCCCTGTATCCGGAGTCCGGCTTTACGGAGTATAAAGTCGTATTCCTTGCCGTACTTGCTGTAAAAATAGACATCGGCAACGACCTCAAACTTTTTGTTGTTGGTGGCGTTAACCAGGTTGACATCACCAACAATGCGCATCACGCTTTTTCCCTGGGCACGAAGTTTTTCTATGTCAACATCGGAGCCGGTATCATTCATCACGTCATTTTTCTGAAACAGCATGACCATTTCATCAGAGGTGGGACGATCCACCATGTAGTTAGTCAACTCTTCATCATCGGTCAAACCACGACGGTAGATACGAAGGTTGCGCAATTCGACATCGGCGGCATCAGAGGAAACAGTTATATTGACAGGTGATTCCTGCTTCATACTTTCAGTCTGTGCATACTGCTTGGCTCCGCACCGGATGCCGTTGACATACAATTCCATAAGCCGGTTACCCGACTTCTTGCCGATAACGAAAGCGATTTTGTAATTCATACCGGAAGCAAAGGGAGTATCAACCGAACTACCACCCGAAGCCGCGACCATAGCTTCCTGCGCGGTCATCTGAAAACCGATGCCGCCCGACATACAGGAGACGACAACGCCTTTGCGGTCAGTGATATTGCTACACTTCAATTCAAATTCATAGGTTCCGCCATTGGAAACGGCATCATCCGAGAACGGTTGTTTCATAATCTCGATGGCAGCACCATTGGATAGCAATAGGGAATCACCGGTCCAACCGTTACTATTCCAGTCGAAACCTGTGAATTTGGTTGTTACCTCGCCATCAGTCCAAACAGCCGGATTCTCTTCAGTATTGCTACGTCCGGCAGCCGAAAGTTTCAAATCAAGGTCGGCCTGTACCTCTTCGATATCAATAGAGGATTTTGCAACATCAACTAAGAAATCATATTCAGTGTTACCGCAAGAGAACCGCATTTCATACTCTCCCTGTTCGGTGAACCGGTTTGTGTAAACCTGAACTGTACGGGGCACACTTACTGTTTGTGTCTTAATACCATTGCAGGAAACAGACATTTCAGCAGGAGTCTTACCTGGATCATAAGCAACAAATTCGAACTGCAACTTCTCGTATTGGCCGACCTCAAGGCGGGGCGTCAAATGATCATCCGTAAAAATACGACCGTCGGGGAAACGGTGCATCATGCCGATGCAGGGAACGGAAGAACCCTCTTTGAATATATCCAGGTAAATACTTTCAGACCGGATTGTAAGATCGGCAGAAGCTTCCATTTCAGCAACCATTTGCACCGTATGCCTGCCGGGTAAAAGGTCAGACATCGAGATACTGAAGCTGCTGTTTGTTTGGCCGGACTTAGTGATCGTCTTGGAGTCTTTCTGAACACCATCCACATAAAGCATTACTACTTTGTTGCCGGTTCCGGAAATAGTGAATGGAATGGATGCTGTTGCGCCGGCTGCATAGCCGCCAACAGGAGAAGCAATATTATAAGTAGAACTCAAAGATAACGTAATAACCTTGACGGACGTGTATGCCTGCTTAGTCTGCTTCTTGCCTTCCGGATCGGTAGTCGTCGCCTTGACATAGATATCTGTTGTGCCTAAAAGCAAATATTTACTTAGATCAAGAGTGTACGTACCCTTAGATACATCATTGATCGTTTCCGTATAAACGGTTTGAGCACCACGAAGCATCTGTATGGTGAGCGTGGCTTTTTGCCCGGTAGATTCACCCTTGTCGTCTCCGGAGCTGTATTGATGATCGTAATAGTAGGTAAGAAGAGAAGAACCACCCTCTTTGATAATACTGTTGTCTACGGAAGCATTGAGGACAATCTTTGTTGCAGTACCGGTTTCACCACCTCCACCGCCAGTACCGCCCTGAAATTCCGTACTGGCTATTTCTGCGCCGGACTTGTTTTTCAAACTTAGCTTAACAGTATTATTATCCTCGTCAACCTCGGATTCGAGTGTGAAAACGGTATTGGCTTCAATCTCATTAAATTTAGCAGTTACAGGAGCGTTCTGAATGGCATTTGTTGAGTTGGCATCCAAACTTTCATCTGTTTGAGGAATTTCGACATTGAAAGATACACCGCCACTTTCATCCGGAGTATGCTTTTCACCGTTGAAAGTAATTTCTTTCACAGCTCCTGCACCACCGTATTCATTCCAAGCAGCCGGCTGATCGAAAGCTTTTATGTCGTTTGATTCAAAACGATAATCTTTCCATTTCCCGGCAGACTCCTCGAAAGTAATAATCATGCCGGGCTTCTCTTCATCCTTGACTTTAGCTCCGGAAACGGCTGTTACCGCTGTTTCTTTTGTATAGAAGCCAGTATTTAAAGGATGAAGTTTAGTTACGTTATAAAAGCCACTACCTGAACCGGAGCCACCGGAGATTTCTTCCCACTCACTCCACTTCTTACCTGTCATTTTACGTTGTTTCAACACACCACCGGTATAATACGTAGACAGGAAGATTTGGGTAATGGCATCATCCTCACCGTACCGGGACACAACTAAAATATCACTTGAATAAGTGTCTGCATCAGCCACAATATAGTAGCCGGAGTTAACAACAGAATCAATATCAGTATAAAGGACTGTATTGAAAAAATGAAGCATATCTATATTTGACAGATTCTTGTAGAAATCCTCTTCAGTACCCTTATACCCTTTACCTTTTGCATCTTCATAGGTATTAACCTCATTCCATGAGTCCGGTACATAATCACTGCCGACATATACATAAGTATGATATTTACCTACTTTATCTATGAATGAACATTTGATACCAATGTTCCTTAGCTCAATAGGAACGAGGTATATAGCCTTATCTAATGTGAATCTGTTTGTATTATCACTCGGATCGACATGATATAAAGACACATTATAGTCAGTAACGCTCGTTATTCTCCAACTACCCCACTTTCCGTTCTTTCGCTGTCTCTGATATACGAACCCACACTCATAGCGTATTTGTTCATAAATATTCTCATCAAGTATCGTAGTAGCCAAAAGACCTTTTATATCCTTGAATTCATTTCGTTCATCCTCATTATACCGATAAGTAAACAATCCGGCAGTACCAAATACCTCGTCTAAATCTCTTAGATCGTTCAAGAAATCCAAGTCAACAACAATACTACCACAAACATTTATGGCAGCCAATAGTTTTTTCAATTCTCCCCAAACAGAGCCATCATCACTTTTAGACGTCTCTTTTGTTCCAAGGGCTTCCTGTAATTTTGCTTCGGTTGACATCCATTTCCCCCAAGTTGTGTTACCACTGGAGACAACACCACTCCGGGACAAAGTAATAACCGGTCCTACAGTTACTTCAGTAGCCGTACTGTCATTCATTGCATCAAGTTGGATGCACGATGTAAACGACTGATAAACATTATTGAGTCCCAATCGCTCTACTTGAATGTTGAGAGGAATACTGGTAGAACCAGGCACAAACACACAACGGTAATTTCCAATAGAGGAATTACCCTCATATAAAGAATTGAGTTTTGATTTTAAGTTAGCAAGGGAATCAATCGTACCTAAACTTTTAAAAGGATCAGTAAGAGAGTCTGATTTAGTTGAAATACCACATATTCTTTTCAACAACTCGGTATCTCCGGCAGTAATATTCTTCTCTGCATCCGTAATACGATTCTTAAAATCCTCCAAGTCTTTATTAATATAAGCGGAAATAGCATCAGTCAGATCCTGAACTAATATTTTCCGCCCACCACTAATTTCGACATACATATCGTCAGACAAAGCTTTCACAGCGGTAAGTTGCTCTATAGTGAAACTATTTGTCTTTAACGCTTGCAGCACAAGGCTGACAATTTGCAGTTTCTCCGTTTCTGTCATAATTATTCTTTTAATGAATTATCTAATCATTATCGTAGACCCATGTTAGTTCAATGGTCATACCAACATTGTCTATATCACATTCATATACATTATCAAGATAAAGCTGAAATTCTTGCCAAGTATTTATATCTTTTGAAGATATCCCTTTCAGTATGCAAATTCCATCCCTACTGATTACATAACCTTCAATGAGATTACTATATGAGCCATTAGTGTATAAAATGGCACGTAAATTTATCGAGCCGTTATCCAAATTATCTTTCAAGCTATCAAGCCCTGTCACAACCAGTTTACCATACCCCTTTCTGTTAATATACTTGTTGTCTATATCAGTAGTTTTTATTGTGATTAAATCCCAATACGATTGTTCATCACCGCCCGAATGATGAATACTGTTCACTGTGATCATCGTATCACTGTTGATAGAAGTACCAGCATTTGGAGTGGCATTAGACATATTGATATAAGTTCCAATTTCTGCAATGGGCTTTTCCGTACCAAACTTGATACTACGGATATCTCCATCATCCGTCTTTCTATAAGTGTCACCTTGTACGCGCCTCATTGCAACCTGATTATTCCATTCCAAAACAGGATCAAGCGATTTTATCTGCTGTAACTGTTGATTGAAGATAAAACTTTTCAGTCCCTCGATTTCTTGATTCAATTCTGGAACGCCACCATCTTTTCTTGCATAACGCACACCATCAAAATAGACATAGTTACAGCAAAGAATTCGATTGAGAAAATCAGCAAACCACACAGGGCAACCGATGGAATTCCCTAACGTAAATATTTTCTGTGTAGCTTCACGGGAATACAGCTCTACAATATCACCATCAGCAGTCGTAAACTGTTCGTTGTCTACTGTGAATGACCAGTTATTATCCTTGAATCCACCTGGAGCACGGAAATCGAAGAAATATTGCATACTATCAATCCAAAAAACGCAATCAGTACGTTGCCGATTATCTTTCATCGAATACTGTATTACAGTAGTTTCACTAAGTTCAGCACTATCATTTGTGATTTTGAATATTTCACTCCACGAATTACCTACCAATACATCATAATAACCACTATTCAACCCTGTGATAATGTGAAAGTAGATCACCTGATTATCATTCATATTCCACGTATGCCATTCAATAGAATCCTGACGATCATTAATCAAATCTCGTATAATCAAGGCAGGTGCTGCATCTGATTTGTCACCTATCAACTCAATAAATATGATATCAGAGCTTGCAAATTTTTGAATGTATTTACTCTTCGCACCGAACCGATCCGTAGTAGGGTTAAAGAAGAGAGGGGTAAAAGGACTTATTTTTAACATAACATTTTAAACTTTAGAGATAGATTTCACTATAAGTTCATATTTCAAACCGTCAAACCGTTCTATTTGTCCGTCTGCTTCGCTCAAAAATCCCTTATATAAATACTCATCTTTAACAAGAGTAATTATACCATCCACAGGAGAAGGTATAACCTCATCATAGGTATTAAATCCTACTTTTCCACAAGTTGCCAACCTTTCAGTTATAACAAAATCATCTTTTAGTGCAATATTGTTAATTACGACATCACTATTACCATCGGAAGAAGTAAATTTAAGTCTATCGGCACTAATACCAATATACTTACTGTTTGCAAGCAGCATATCACGCTGATTGTACATCACGTTAAACATACTATTGGGGTTCAATACACCGCTAATACTCCACCCACTTCTAATAAGTTTATAGCACATCACCCCAGACACTAATATAGAATCAGTAGCACCAACAAAAAATACGTCATTATCACTTTCATTGTCGGTGGTATTCTTACCTCTCTTTTGGGCTAAGAACTCAATACCATAGGCATCTGCACGATAAGGACTAATAAGCTCCAGTTTATTATCAGTAATATCTACACCAGTCATGTATTCTGTTGTAAACCGGAATTCATCACGTCCGTTAATTGAATCATAATCCTGCTTGTCATAGCCGACACGAATAGACGAATAAATCAGCTTCTCATCAACAGAATAAGTAAAATCTGTATGATCGACTTCAAATTCTTTGATTACATTTGTACCAAACAGTGAATCTCTGTGAACGAACTGAACGATATTTCCATCAATTACAGGAACAAAACCGAACACAGCTTCCATCCAGTCAACAAACTTTGTATAAGAAGTATATAACTTCGCATCTGGTATGCCACGAATACTTTCAGCAGCTACTATAACACAATTATCAAGTCTGGAATCATAATTGCTTGCAATCTTACCGGTTATGCCCTCCTTGCCTCCATTGATACTTTCAAGCAAACAATTTAGTACTTTTGCAGGAGTTATTACATCTACAAATATAGGTTCTTGTTTACCAACAAACAACACCTTCAACACCTCATTATTTTCACTTTCAATCTCTTGATATAGTTTGATGTCTTGCGTTGTTGTCATTACAGCAAAGGATATTATCAAATCTGATTTTATAATAAATTCACGATTCAATGATATCTTATTTTTGCCATTTACTAATGGTTGATAGAATAAAACAGAAGTAGGTCCACCGTCAATTCGTATATTAGGAGTGCCTTCACCTGTAAACTCGGCATATATATCAAAGCTCATTTTTATATTAATATTTAAATCTGAACCAGATATATTTTTTAAAAAGTATTTCCCTTCAAAATCCTCAAATGCAATTATGCGTTTCCCAACATCGTATATATCAGTAATATCTTTTACAGTAATCTCTTGCTCAACTATAGAAATTGGTATCGTGTATATAGTTTGGGCTCCATGACCTGAAAATATATTTTCAACATAAGTCTTTCCATCCTTCTCAACTGTATCTCCAGTCATAATCCATTTTACCATATTTGAAATAGAAAGTCTATCATAATATAACTGATGTTCTGCTTTTATTTCATCTACAAGATACTCATATTGTGTCCCTTTATTAGCTTTAATAAGGGTAGCTGTACTATTATCAACTGTATTCATGGATATTGTATAACCCGAATTATCGAATGTACCAAAATCCAATTTACTACTGATAATAATATCATAAGTGTGCTGGTTAGTGATTTCGTATATAGCAATTTGAGCGTCTGCAAATAGATATTTTTCTACCCATTCATTGAGAAGTAGTTCATATGCTTCTCCCACAAACTCAAACTTAGATGTGAATGTTCTAATAACTCCTCCAAATCCGTCACGCTTAAGCGTACGTTTTATCTCATCCCAATTCCGGATACAAGATTTAGGAAGTTCATGCATGGTACCAGCTACTGTCAGAACATATTTGCAAAGCATTTTTATAGGGTTAAAACGTTCACGGGCAAATATAAAGAAAAAGCCAACCGGTTTCCCGATTGGCTAAATTCTTGAAAATGACGCTTTGCAAAAACAATACATAACTACCTGTCTTTCAACACCATCTCTATTCCAAGGAACAAAAACGACTTTTCGACATTCGCCAAGCTAATTTTTCCATTACCTTTTAAAAAGGCATTGAGAGAACTTCTATTTATATCCAAATGCCTGGCCAATTCAATCTGCTTTATTCCCCTTTTTTTGAGGGCCTCAATTATAATTTCACGTATCATAAATAGTATTTTGAGACAAATATATGATTCTTGAACGACAATTCGCCCCAGTTGTGGGGCAAATGTCTAACCTCTTTCAGATTTTTGTTTCCAAAGGCACATTCTCAAAGGGTTCGCATCGAAAACTAAGCCATGCGCATTTATTTTTATTCTCCTAACAAATAAACAATATTTTCATCAATGGATATTTCACCTATTGCATCGTTTGAGTGATCAGCACTTAACAGTCGAACTTCTTTTGATTTATCTTCAATTTGAATCAGCTTATTTATTAGCTCTTGTACTATCATTATTAAATTCCTCCCTTATTTATTATGCTAATCAAGTTGTTTATAACTAAATATTGGCATTTTTTTAGGCCGTGGACATTCTTTTAGGTAGTTTCTATCTTTTGCAATAACATCCCGCAAAGTGCTTTTCTTTAACGCTTTCTTTTGTTTTCGAGGAAGTCTTATTAATTTTTTGTACCCGTAAATACCACCTACAATATGCCACATAGTGAAATCAATTCTTAATCCTTCGTACATCATTGTTTATAGTTTTATTTGAACATTTTATGCAAAGATAAATAATAAGCGGTAAATCCAATGTAGAAAAGAACTAACTCCTACTTAGTAAGACTCGGTTTACCTCATTTTCTATTCTATAATACGGTCAATCCTTTCTTGCTCTTTTTTAACAAAATCATATAATTCCTTTTCAAAAGCTAGTTTGTGACCTTGGACTTGCCTTGATATTTCTGATTCAAAAATGTTCATTACATCCTTGGCTATATCTACTATATTTGTTCTTTGTTTATGAATACCCTCTATTATCAATTTATAATTAGGATCTATCTTTTTACACTCTTCTTCCATCTGAGTTACTATATTTGCAATATTTACCTCCCGTTCCTCTGCCGTGAGTTTATCTTCAGATTCTAAAAACATATGTAGTAAGTTGATACATTTTACCCATAATCCATAAGTTTCTCTGGTTTTATTTAGGTAGACTAATAATGGATTCGCAACAGGATAGTTTTTTAGTTTTATTAGTTGAATCCTTAACCGGATATTATTCAATTGATCTTGATCTGCCATGCGGTCAATTTTACGTCTATCCTCTGTCGTAAATGTTTTATCTATCCACTTTGAAGAAAAGTCAAGAATATCAATAGGCTTCATGGAGTGACTAATATCTAAAATATTATTTACCATTTCATCAAGCCTTTTTTGTTCTTGTTCTCTACGAATTAATAAAACTTGAAGTTTGCGATTCTCTCTATTTTGTTTATTAGATACGCTTATAGACCTAAAAGCAATTATCATAGCAATTGCAGTTGCTATTGATCCTATAGCAGTCCAATCAATTGTATATAAATCAACATTCATCATATTATAGTGTTCATTTGAATTTATTTCCATAGTAGTTTCTATTTCATATTTCTACCGTATAAGTCAAGAAACTGTATAAGGAGCTTATTACAAACACAAAGGTAACAATTTAAGAGAATAATGTAGAATTATCGTTTTTATTTATTTCATTTCTAATTTGTCTCAAATTATTTTTTTATCTTTGTGGCACATATAAATATATTTTCTATGAAAAAGATTATCGATTTTTTTAAAAGATTAAATCCATACTATGACCCATATGAATTTTGTGGTCCAGAAGAACGAGTAAGGGAACTTCGCCAAAGAGACTCTGAGATGAGAACTCACTTTCTTTCATTATTAGCTATATTGATTTCCCTTATAGCATTATTTATATCTATAAAATAACTGCACATTTTCCTCTTAATCTTAATTTTCCTCATAATTTTATTGATTTGAATTGAATTATAGTAGCCCGAAGGCTACTGGATATTTTTATACATCTTACATTTACGGAGTTCCATTGGCACAAACGTAAGAAGATATGCCCGAACACTTTCTTTTTGACTTAGCATTAAATTGTAATTGTACTTTTTACGCTTCTGCCAATCCGTAAGTGTGCCATTTCTCATTGCTAGTACCTTGCTTAATCCAAGATTCCGAAGCTTAAAGGTATCAAGAATAGCTGTAGATATGTGGATATTTACATCAACCATATTAGTACATGACTGAATAGCTTTGATTGACTGCCATGCTCTTTTATCGACTTTATTTGTTATTGTTCCCATTATATTCCTTTCTGGTTTGTTATTAGATATTTCCAAAATGGAAAACTCTGATTTATTTTAAAAATTAGGATTCTCTAAAGTTTCAGTGAGTTCCTCTTCAGTAATGCTCTCACAGATGTTTGAATCATCAATGTAAACATTATATCCAGTCTCATTGCGAGACACTTCCAATACACGAACTTCACCGGTTGGTGATTCTACTCTATAAATTGTTTTCATATTTTCTGAAATTAAAGGATTAGAACATACTGCCATTACACACAATAGCGTCACCGGCTATATAATCATCAGGAAAAATAGCTCTATTCATTAATGCAAGCCGGGTAGCCTCAACATTCAAGCCAAAATGGAATTTACCCTCTTCATTTATTATCATTATTTTATTAGAGCAAAGATCAATGACTTGAACATAGCCGTTTTCTAAACTCTGCACTTCTTTTAGGGTAAAGCAGTTCCCATTCACCGGAGAAATTTCAACTGTTTCTCCGGTGACTTTTAATAAAGTTGCTTTCATATGCTTACCCTTCTATGGTTAGTGTCAGGCAGATACTTTCAAGCATATCCCCCTTTTGCTTCTCCAGTTCAATACGGCTTGTTAGCTGCTGTAATTGTTGAGAAAGCATTTTTATATTCCCCATATTGCTCACTTGATTAGTATGAGTGTTGAGGCTGTTATGTGTATCACCTATGAGCTGATTAGCTTGTGCTATGAGGGTAGCAAGCTCTTGCCTGCTATCCTCTTTTCTCTTTAAGTAGTATTCTAATGGAGTCATATCAATACACGGTTACAAGGTTCTCAATTTTGAAGCTTCTAAACTCCTGCTTATCAACATCGAAGTAAGAGAAAGTCTTATAAGAAGGTTTTGTCATACGTTTACCCTTGTTTGTCGCACCTGCAGGCACATTTTTAAGAGTGCCGATAGCATAACGAATACTGCCATTCACTTTCTCATAGGCGAATTTAACTTCACCGCTTCTCATTCTTTTAGCAAGTCTGTAAAGCTCCCACGCTTTTAGCAGACAATATTTCCAACTCTTTTTTGTTGTTGAAAGGAGATGATGAGCATACTTCATCACTCTGGCTCTAAAATTAGACTTTGTTTCCATAATTCACTTTTTTTGGTTTGACTTTTATGTTATTTGGTATTGCAAATATAGTCATTTGTTAGGTAATAGCCTAACAAAATAGATATTTTTTTTCTTCAACATCCTTTTTCAAACCATTTTTAACGAATTAATAATCAAGTTCTTGATATAACATCTTCCGACCAAATGAAATGCGGCTTCGGACTGTTCCAGTCGGGACATTCAACAGTTCACTTATTTCGTCATAGGAATATCCCTGGGCACAATATATTAAGCTATCCATACAACATGTTTTTTGGGCACACCGGCGAATGGCAGACACAACATCATTAAACATTGCCAAATTAGAAGCATAATCAGAAGAAGCATTTTCAACTGCTGAATCATATCCAATAAAATGTATGAGAGAGTTTCTATTGTACTGCGTAATATAAGTATTCTGCATGACAGCAAGGCACCACGGTTTCAAAGGTTTTGATACATCGAACTTATCACGATTTATAAGCATTTTGTACACCGTGTCACCGGCTAAATCTTCTGCATCCTGCATAGATCGGCAGAATCTTTTCGCTACACGTAATATCCAGGGATATATTTCTGATACTTCCTTTTCAAAGTCCATTGTCAGCCCTCCTTATTAGGTGTATCTTAGGTTCACCATTAATGCACCTTTCCACATATTCCCGATGCATTATGCTTTGTTCGTGCATTTCTTTAGCAGAACGCTCGATAGAACTAATGATAGTGCCTATGTCAGGGGGTAACGAGGCAATCATTTCTTTTACTGCGGATACTTCAAATGTTATCCGATCACACTTCGTTTCCAAGGTACGAAGTTCTGACAATAAAACATTGCATAAACGCTTATTTATGCAGTTTGCGTTGTTCTTTCTATTCATAAAAAAGGTCGTTTGTGATTCCTAAAAAGGAGTTACTAACGACCTTCGAAAAAATTCGATTGTAATTGAGATTTAATTAATTCTATATCAATATGAAATATAACATTTACGTCCTTTTCTTCTTCATGCTTATCTCTACATCTGCCTGATGGACGATGTTTGCATAAACAGCAGCATTTATGTTCCGGACATCAATATTCATTTTAAAAAAAGTCATAAGAAAAGCTATTTCAGCATCAAAAGAAGAACGTATCTGTTCCGGAGTAGCTTTTTCTTTCTTCTCATCAGAACGCATATCATCGCTTCTCTTTTGCTCAAATAAAGCAGATCGCAACAATTCTTCAACTTTAGACTTAACTTGTTCATCAGACATGGATTTCGTATCATATGATAACAAAGCCAAAGTCTCCCGGACATCTTCATAAGCATCAATAGCAATCAGAGAAATACAAACTTTAAAAAGCAAAACACGTGCCCTCTCTTTTATCATATCCTCACGATCAACTAACACAGATTTCAATCCGGACGGATTAGTTATCTTCTTGTACTCTATTATCAAATCAGATGAACGTTTCTTTAATTCCATCTCATTAATATCCTCATCTGGCGAAAGTAATACGGAGCAATCACCACATGAAAGCTCTATAAAATCATATAGAGATAATTGGTTCAATCTTTCAATCATAACCGGGAAAGCATATAATATTTATAATCACGGGCACACGCATCTTTATGTTGCTGCTTACCAATACTGCGTAGTTCATGACGTAAGCCCTTTATTTCATATTTCAAATCACTATAATCATTGAAAATAATAGGTTCACCAGTAGTATCCACTCCTACAAAGGTGGGAGAAAGAGAGGGAACGTCCCATTCCGGAACATCCCAATCAGGCAAATCAATAGAGCTCACATCCGGAAATACCTGTGCACCTTTAGGAAGATCCACAAGTGTAGGAGTATCGGGTGTCACCCATGCTTTACCGGCATACATGACAACCTCATGTTTACCAGCATCACCCACGAGCGCCTTACCGCCTGGATGAGCACCGTCTTTCGTTCCTTCAGCATAAGAAGGAATCGGTGTAGCGAGAATAGTTGCCACTTGAATAGCTCCCAATGCTCCTATCAAGATTGATAACGGGATATTGGGCAACGCTTCAGTAATAGCAAGTGCAGTCGCTATTCCAGCCTGGGCAATACTCGTTGCTTTCTCCCATACAGCTTGTTTATGAGCAATCTCTTGCTTTTTCTTTTCAAGCTCCTCATTCTTGGCTTCAGTAGCAGCTTTTGCAGAACGTTTACGGGCTTCGGCTTCCTCTTCCGATATGGCACCTTGTTCAGCCTGCTTCTCATAACGTTCTACATCTTTTTCATACTTCTCATCGTTTATATCCTGTTCCTCCTCTATTCGGTCAATCTGGCCGTCATAAACAGCACTGACAAGGCTGCCGATTGCACCAATAGCTTGAGATGCAGTCTGCAACCATTTTTTGAGATTCTTTTGACGTTCTTTCTGCGCCCTTTCATCTGCCTTGGTAACGCTATTGATAGCGGCAATCTCTGCTTCTGCTTCCTCTTCGGCAAGGTCAGCCTTTAATTTCTGCAACTGCTCGGCAATCTTAGCCCTATCATCCGCACTAAGGTTATCAGCTTGAAGCTCCAATTCTAAGGCATCAATAGCGGCTTCGGTAGTCTTTCGAGCATAATCAAGCCGTAACCGGTATTCCTCTGCTGCATATTCCTGCTGTGTAATTTGCTTAGAAGCTAGTTTCTTTTTCAACGCAAGCATATCCATGATGTGTTCTTCATCACGAATCTTTTGCTCATGAGCTGCATTTTCAGCGATCAATGAAATTTGATCGGAAGCATACTTCTCATACAACTCCTTTTTCTTCTTTGCATACTTTTCAGCAATGAGGAACACATCTTCACCAGTTTTCTCTGCTGCATCAATTTCACTCTCACGTTGAAGTTCCAACTGTTGAAGTTTTAAATCCAATTCCTCTTTAGAACCTTTTCTAACAACAGTAAGGGCGTTTTCAATATCCTTCTTTTCACGATCTGAATTATACTTGATGGAATATTCATCAAGAGCACGCTGCATCTCTTTAGCAAGATTCTTCCGGGTTGCAATCTCTTCCCTACTATATCCCTTAACAGCAGCTATCTTCTTAGAATACTCAATACCAATACGAGCAAGTTCTTTCTCTAATCCTTCATCCATAAGAGAAAGTTCTGATTCTTGGTAAGTCTGTTGGATTTTCAATTTCTCCTGTGCAGCTTTCTCCAATTCGCGTTTTTCCTTATCAGTAAGAGGTTTCTTGAAAGTACTTTCTGTATTTTCATCCTGATAGTCATTAGTGATTCCTTTTATCTGGTCCATCTTTTCTTTAAGACCAGCTATATAAGCAGTTTGTTGCTCTACCAGGGAAAAGGATTCATTAATATCATTAATCATTGTATTCGTAGCCTTTTGAATTCCAAGACCTTGTTTCCAAAAACTCCGATTGTTATATTCATCCCATTGCTTCTCATTGCGTTTGGTATAGAGTTGCAGCTGTCTCTTATACACATCTGACGCTGC